CTGGGAGAACTGCTCACTAGTTTGAAGCTGTATCCTTTCATGTACAAAGGGATAGCAGAAAATAGAAGTTATAATGATATGATCGAAGCTGGCTTTTATAAAATACAAAATAACATGATTGATGGACCTAACACTTATTGGGGAACACTTGTTGTTTTTAATGATAGTGCTCACATAACACAAGTGTTCTATCCAAACATAGACAGTGCAGAAATATCCACTAGAAAAGGTAGTATTAATAATTTTGCAAAGTCAGCGTGGAGAAGCATTTCTTTTACATAAATTCGCTTTAAAATCAGAGCTGGGAGAACTTCTGCCTACTGCAAGTAATGAGAAGAAAGGATTAATGCCAGCAGGATGAGTATCAAGAATCCCTTATTTTCGATACTCATCCGATAATGTGTATAAATTGGAGTATCCATTTTATGGCATTGTCGGTGGGCATTCAGACAGGACCAACACAACTTCTTTATATGTTATGGAAGTAGATCGAATTTATAAGATTTATGCTACATCTGGTAATACTATTTCTTTCAAAAAAGATAGTGATAGAAATGTTTATGCAAGTGGTGGCGATGGTGGCTTTATGTTTTATGTTATCCCTTTCAATGGAAGGATTGTAGAAGTGTATAGCGGGGATATATCCAATTTTGAACAAATTAGCGTTCTATAATAGTTGACACTTTTTCTTTTATTGAAGCGACCTGGGAGAACTGATTGGGATTGCTACGAAAGAAAATAAAGGCTTGAGCGATAGTGTTCAAGCCTTAAATTCTACGATTTATAAGATTTCTACCGGAAATAAGGAAACTGCTTTGTTTAAAGTTTGTGATTATGGCAGTAATATTAATCATATATTACATATATATAGCTCACCTAATGGCACATTGGATAGTTGCAACTATATTCGTGTGATCTTATCAGACATATATATATTCGTAAATAAATTATTTGAAAAAGGATATAATAGTATCAGACTTTTTAAAGATGGAAAATCTTTTTATGTTTACGTTTATAGCAGTGTATGGACAAGAACCAATATTGAGGTTTTTTCAGGGACCCCTGGTCTCTTCTATTTCACAAACGTGACGGATGAAATCAGTATATCAGATTTGGAAGAAATCTCTATATCTTGAAAAATATAGCGGTTTATTCAGATATTTATTACTTTTGCACCGCACATGGCGTTGTGCATATCAGGATCGGGTGGCACCGGCTTGTACCGGACCACCTGTTTTTTAATCCTATGTCAACGAAAAAGTTTGCCATTTACCCCAACTACCGACCCAATATAGCCTGATCTTAATCAATTGCCCCGAATAGGTTGCTTGAAACCCTATTTTTTGAACATCATTTGTCCCTATAAATATAACAGCATTTTGCCCATCACCACTTTCGAATGGAGAATTAGATGTTGATTTAGTTGTTTTCCGAATCCCATTCCATGTAAATGTATTGTAATCTTCAATGGGATTAACATCTCTATCGAAGAACTGTTCCATAGGCATTAGTCCATCTTTCTTGGCTGTAGCAACACCAATCAGTTCTCCCAGGACTTTCGCGGCAGCCGAAGAAGATGTCAAAGTTGGGTTCTTGGAACCGTCCAAAGTACGGAGCCAAGAGAAGGTGTCGGACTGGGGCAACTGGTCCTCAAACTCATCTGTTCCGGCTGCCGCAGCGGCAGCAAATGTTGATATTTCTGATGCAGCGGAAACAATCCGTGCGGAAACTAATTCTGTCATCTCATCGACGGTCACCTGTCGTTCGTTGCCGTTTTTATCCACAGCTTTAAAGCCAACTATATTATTCAAGTCCATAATGCAAATTTTAAAATTAAAACAAATACTTCACCCATGCAAAATAATTACTGTTCTCAATATAATTCGGATCATCCTCGTTGGAATATGCCTCTCTCTCAAACGATACCGTCTTATACGCCCTGCCGGCATCCTTCAACCGTACCGCCCTGACCAGCCACTCCACACCATACCAGAGATAGAATGCCAGCCCGGCCAGTACCAGCCACCAGGCGGAAAGGTCAAAACACAACAGCAAGATCCAGATAACTGTACCGATGGCAACTGCCATCTCAACCCATTGACGGGCGTGGGTACACTCATGGTTTCTCACTTTCTGAGTGATTTTCTCTTCCGGTCGCTTGCTTAAAACAAACGGACCGATTGTTATCGTATGGCAAGAACTGAACGCAAGCAGCACCTTTGCCAGAAGGTTGTTACAATATACCTTTTTCATGTTGTTCCTCCTTTTTATCTAAATAATCATTCAAAGAATCAGCCAGCAGACCGGGCAGCATGGAGGTGGAGCGTCTTATGATATCCACCTCTTCTTCGTCAATCTCGACACCTTCAGCAGTAGATTTGAATATCTTCTCAGCAAGGAGATGCGCCTTCAAACCCGCTACGTTCTTGTATATCCAGTCACCGAAGGCCTCAGTGATGTTACTGGCTATAAGCTTTTCTTTTTTAATCCCATCATAAATAGGGAATTGTGCAAAATTTATTCTCATACTTTATATTTAAATTATCCGCAATAAAACATAACCCAATAATTACCCATACACTTAATGAAGCCGGATGCAAAATCCAAATCAATATAAGACACCTCCTGTCCTCCGGGAGCAGGCAGGATCCGTCCTCCTGTCAATCTTACTCCGCCGCTCATACGTTTGAAGTATATAGTATGTCCCGGAACATCCGGAGGAAGTGTCACTTCTATATTGCCCGTATTAATAAACATCACATTATCATCATTGTTATTCAAGGGAGTGCTGACGGATATGTTCCTCCAGTTGCCAACTATGCCACGAAGAGAAACATAGCTGTCATTGTTCGGATGAAGGAAAATGTTACCTCCCTCCACGAATAGAGGAATGCTTGGAGTCTTGATGTGCATCCCGATCATGACATTTGGACTCTGTATGTCAATTCCAGCATCATACTTAATCCCTTCAATGGTGACAAACTGCGTGTTTCCCCCGATTCTTACGTTTGCAAATGTCCTTTCGTTATAAAACTCAATTTGTCCGGCAGACAGATTGAAACCGACGTATTTATTTGTTTCATTTTCATAAAGGATCTTTGAGGACAACATCCCCGAAGCGATGGAGAACGGACCGATACGTCCTCCTTCTATGTCCATATTAATGCCATGAATATAACCGGATTCGGAATTCAGTATCAGGTTGGGCACACCATTGGTTGACTTCTGTGATTTTATATCTCCAAAAGGTATGCCGTTGGCATCCATTCCTTTATATGTGAACATGAATCCGCATATATTGGCTCCTGTAGCAAACAGGGTGTCAGTGGCGATATTAACAAACTTCTGCATGGCTTCCCAATTGGAATCCCCGTTGACAGATGTAGGGGCGGCGGTTACACTGGCACCATAGTTCCGCACAAGGAAATTATAATACACGCCATTGAACTTGTAGATGATCTTGTCACGATAGCTGGCGTTCCATACATAGCTAGTACCAGATTGGAATACTCCCATATCTCTTGGAGAAGCCCCTGTCGCTCCAGTTGCTCCTATGGCGCCATCATTTGCAACACCCACCCCCTTCTCGGCCACATAATTGTCATTCCAAGCAGCAGCATCGGAAGCTGATTTATAAGCCCGGACGGCAAACTGGGTGTATCCGGCTGTCGCAGGTACGGATATCTGGCTGTTCAGTGTCGCACCTACATGAGCCAGCCAGCTTCCGTTGTATTTGCGTGCAGCCAGATAAAGCGTGCTGCACGTGCTTACATTGCCTGCCACATTCTGTTTGCAAGTGACAAGGAATCCAGACGGGGATGGCGTGCCTGTTGAAGTGAAGTTGATCACGCTGACAGGACTGTCCAGCCAGTAGGATGCCGACGGTCCGACGGGAGCAACCATCTCCTGCCAGTCCGCATGTACCGTCCGGTTCGCAGATCTGCCGGCGAGGATGTATCCGCCGTCTCTTTTCCTGCGGAGTCTGCCGTTTCTGAACTTGGCGATTTTAATAGGAGGGTTGGAGGTTTCAACCTTGCTTAAGTAAGATCCTCCGGCAAACGATACTGTACTGTTCTTGGCATACGGAGTATTGGCGGATTCCCAATGACCGGCTGCTGTGATGCTCTCACCATCCTTTCCGTCACTGCCGTCCACAACCATCGGGACAGTTTCGACATCAACCGCCTGACCGTTCACGTAGAACACGAACTTCAAGCTACTGGTAAAATTACCGGAAGCCACCCCGACACCATCACCGATGGGAACCTCGGCCGCACCGTCACGACTGTACTTTAACTCCCCGTCCGTTGTGGCCGTAGTGACCGCACCGACTGTCTTCATACGCCGACAGGATACTGAAGCTACACTGTAACCGCCGTTCTTGTTCTTGCTGACCATCGTGGCCGAAGTGACAAGGCTATAAATTACCGCATCGGAACCGTCCGCCCCGCCACGGACACCGGTTATCTTGAAAGTCAGTTCACGGGTATAGAGCTGCCCGTTCTTCATTGCAGCCAGTGTGATGGTGACCGTATTCTGTTCCGGAACCGACTTTCCGGCAGCGACGGATATCGCCACCGCTCCGGTGGCCTTGCTTGTGCTTGCCGTGAAACCGGCAGGCGTGCTGACTGTCAAAGATTCAAGGGTGAGTTTCTCGGTACCGTACCACATGGACACATGGGTAGTCCATGACTGTGCGGAAGTAGTAACGCCGGTACTGGTAAGAGCGACGCTCACCATCTCATTGTCAAGGTCTGCCATGACATTCGACTCCCCGTCCTTACTCCAACGGTGCACAGGGGCCGGAGTGCTCCATTCACTCCATACTCCATCACGCTTCACACGTTTGCACGCCCATTCCACCTGATGGTCGGCATCCACGCCAAGAAAATCATCTGTCCAGCCTTCCGGTATATAATCATCCTGCTGCTTCGAATCCGGCTTGTCAGGGGTAAGGCCGATGATGTTGGTACGGGTGTAGATCCACTCGTAACCTTTGCCGTCCTTACCGTCAGTCCCGTCTTTGACCATGACCATCCACAAACCATTCCGGTATATGTAAGTACAATGGTCAGCCGTATTTCGGTAGCTGTCACCCTCCTTGGGATTGGACGGATGGGATGCGAACTCACCCAAGAAGGTGATACTCTCACCTTTAAGTTCACGACCGTCCAGCAGCATCTCCCAGTCTTCATGCACGGTCCAGTCGGCTGATTTCCCGGCAAGGATATAACCGCCATCCTTTTTCTTTCGATAATTGCCGTTCCTGAACCTTGCAATTTTAATCGGAGGATTGGATGTTTTCACCTTGGAGATAAAAACACAGCCCGCCAAAGTGACCATGGTATTGACCTCGTATGGGGTCTTAGAGGATTCCCAATGACCGCCACCTATTACAGACAGTCCCGGATCACCCTTGTCACCTTTGGCGGCTGATACAAGCCAGTCCGGATTGTTTTCGGATGGCTCGGAAGTAGTGCCCTTGTCATTGACGCACAACCATGTGGAACCGTTATGGGGCACACGGGAATAATACGCATACTTCCTGCCCGGCTCCCAGCTAGGGAAGTCGATAGGAACGCGGACTGTGCTACCGGTAATTTCATCAATTTGAAAAATCAATCCCGTCATGATGATATCCTGCAATACTGCCGAGAACCTGTCGCAGTTGATCCCGTTGATGGTCATACCCTTCTTCTTGCCGAACCAGCTCTTCATCTGTGCCGGCTCCGGGTCCCAGGTGTTGGCATTGTCAACAAGGGTGATGCAGCAGTTACCGTCACGCACGTCTATGATGATATAAGTCTGACGCTCCTTGTCGGTGAAGTTCCCCGTCTGTCCGAGACGCATCTCGTTATGGGGAACGAACTCATATCCGGGACGCGGAACCATCACGAATGTCTTCTCGTCGTAATCTGCGGAAGTGATACGGTACTGTATTTTCCGGAAACCAATAAAGTCACCGGTAGTGACGCTTTTGTCATGCCAGAAGCCTAGGAGGATATCGTCCGGCTTCTGTCCCAGCGGTACACCATCCTCCAGATCAGGGATGACAGTATAGCTGCCGTCACTATTGGCGACAAAGCTTTTTATCTTCAGCCCTCCGCCGGGACTTATAGTATTATATCCTTCAAAATAGGTCTGACGGTTGAAACGAAGTTCTGGTACACTCAGAGAGCTGCGCAGGACCAAAGCCTCCAGCTCGGCACGGGCGTCCTCACCGATGTAACCTCCAGAAACACCGGTAACGAAATCACCGAACTTGGCGTATTTCTTGATGACGGTTCCGCCCAACAGGGATAATAGGAAACCGGTGCGTTCCTCCGTATCCTTGCGCATGAACATGATCAGCGAGCGCAATGCGGAATACACGTTATGGTCTGTTGCAGGGGTGGAGTCGTGGCTTCCGATCACATACACACCGCTGCCACCACCGCCCGTATAGGTCTGTCCCTTCAGGGTAAGGCTCTCAACCTTTTCCTCCAGCTCCCCGATACGGGAATAGGCGGCGGTTTCCCCGACAGTATAAACAGGTGAGTCAAAGGAATAATCAAGATTGAATTCAAATCCGATAACCCTTGACTGTCTTCCGTTCTCGAAATAAGCCTTGTTGATAAGGTTGACCTTTTGACCGATGCTATAGAAATTATGAACGCCATCCTCACGGTATGCGTCATTTGACATCATCGTGCAGCCATAGGTACTCGGGTCTATCTTGGATTTGGCAGCGTACTTTTCAGTCTTTTCCTTCAACTCCTGCTCGGCGGCACCCACAAGCCCCAGCTCGGTTATTTTCGTACTGTCCCAGCCGGAAAGCACATATTCATCTCCATCCTGGGGAAAGAGCACATCACCGGGAAGCGGTCTGCCATAGTCCTCATTCCTGACTATCTCCCAAAGCTGTGCCTCAGGGTTCCATCCGCCATCCTCCAATTTCTCCGGCTTTCCCTCAGGATTGAACTTCACGGCAAACTCCAAACCGTTGAGAAGCCCGGATGCGAAACGTATCCTCAGCTCCTGACCGGGGAGGATATATTTCTCGGAAAAGTTAACACCCGTGTCCCTAAAGCGGTAGGCATTCCATTTTTCCTCGGTGGTTGTGCCGTCCTCATTCTCCACCTTGTCCGTCACTTCGATAGTGGTGACATCCGACATGATGCCTGTTCTTCGAGGATAGACTTCATCGAAGATAACCACCTGCTCGACGGCTTCCTCGGTAGTCATATCAGGATAAGCGTCAATGTAAGGAGTGCCTTCGGGAAGCATCAGCCTGCGCTGCACCACGCCGTTCACAACCACGGTCTCGTCAACCGGACGGTAGTCAGATGGGATATTCTTTGTTGAACCAAAAGCGTAGATACGGGTGGCATAAGTGGACCGGGATTCTGACTGTGACATTTCCTGCACGTTTTTCCCGATTTCGAAATCCACCGCATCGCCAGACTCACAACGTCCGAAATGGATGATGTTTTCAGTCACCCAACATTCGCAATCCCATTTCTTCGCCATCTCAAAACAAGCGTCAAGG